TCGGTGGTATCGAGAAGCTCTTTGATACTTCTGCGGACAAGATGAAGAAGTACGCCGACGAGGCGTACAAAACGGCCGGCCTCTCCGCTAATGCGTACATGGAGCAGGTCACAAGCTTCTCGGCGTCCTTGTTGAACAGCTTAGGCGGTGACACTGAGAAGGCGGCAGACGTCGCCAACCAGGCGGTCATCGACATGTCGGACAACGCCAACACCTTCGGCACGTCCATTGAGTCCATACAGATGGCGTACCAAGGCTTCGCCAAGCAGAACTACACCATGCTGGACAACCTCAAACTGGGCTACGGCGGTACGGCCGCCGAGATGGCGAGGCTGGTCAATGAGTCTGGTGTGATGGGTGATAGCTTCACGGCTACTGCGCACAACATCAATGAAGTCGGCTTCGACAAGATTATCGAGGCCATCCATACGGTGCAGACTGAGCTGAATGTGGCCGGCACCACCGCCAAGGAGGCCAGCGCTACCATCTCTGGCTCCGTTGGCATGCTGAAGTCTAGCTTTACTAACTTGCTGACTGGGCTGGGCGCTGCCGACGCCGACATCTCCACACTGGCCGGGAATGTAGTCAGCTCGTTCGGGCAGGTGCTTACCAACGTCACTCCGGTGATTCAGAACATCGGTAAGCACATCACCACACTGGGGCCACAGATAGGCAAAGCGGTTGAGCAGATTGTGCCTATCATCTCGTCGCTATTGCCCACCATATTGACTGTTGGCATGCAGATTATACAGTCGCTATTGTCAGGTATCGTCCAGGCACTGCCCCAGCTGATACAAACAGCGGTACCAATCATCGTCCAGTTTGTAGAGGCCCTTGTGACGATGTTACCACAGATTATCGATGCCGGTATGCAAGCGATAACCGCCCTAATCCAGGGCATAGCTCAGGCATTGCCAACCCTGATTCCTGCGATGGTGTCGGCTGCCCTGGCCATGGTGACCGCCCTGCTCGACAACCTGCCCCTGTTCCTTGATGCCGCCCTCCAGCTGGTCGTTGGCTTGGCAGAAGGCTTCATCAACGCCATTCCCCAGCTCATCGATGCCTTGCCCACACTTATAGAGGCGATAATCACCTTCCTAACGGAGGCAATACCCCTCTTGATTGAGGCGGGCATTAAGCTTCTCATGGCTTTGATAGGTGCATTGCCCCAGATTATCTCCAGTATCGTCGCGGCTCTGCCCAAGATAATCACAGGCATCGTCAATGGCTTAATGAAGGCGATACCCCAGCTGGTCTCCGCCGGGGTCAAGTTGCTCGTTGCGATAGTCCAAAACTTGCCCACGATCATCTCTAACGTGGTGAAGGCGGTACCCAAGATCATCACCGCCATCCTTTCCGCCGTGGGCAAAGGAGTGTCTCAGATGGCTTCCGCCGGACTCAACTTAATCAAGGGTCTGTGGAACGGAATCAGCAATGCGACCAGCTGGATTACCAGCAAGATCAAGGGCTTCATGGGCTCTGTGCTGAGTAGCATCAAGTCCTTCTTCGGCATCCACTCTCCGTCCAAGGTACTGGCCGATGAAGTAGGCAAGTATATCCCGGCCGGCCTGGCGGTCGGCATCGAGGCCAACACGTCCGACGCGGTAAAGAGCGTGCAGGACCTCAACAAGCAGGTGCTTCGGGCGTTCGAGCCCACTGCCGGCTTGACCGCCAGCCTAACAACTTCGACGTCTGCCACCGGGCCGGTAGCCCCATCGCTAACTCCTCCTCAACTAGCTCCTTCCACATGGAGTCAGACGGCTACCGGCCCGGCCTCTAACACCACTACGTTCAGCGGGCCACTCGTCAACGTCGAGAACATGGCGATTAGGAATGACCAGGACATTGACCGCTTGAGCCAGCAACTCAAACTGTCTATCACCCGAGAACTGAGAGCGCAGGGACAACTATGAGCGGTTTCACGCTAGGCGACTTCAGCACCACTTCAATAGCCGGCTTGAGGGCGGTGCTGGACTCATGGCCCATGGCCCCTGTGTCTCCGGCCTTCGACGACTTGCCAGCAGGTGACGGCGCTCTGTTCTACCAGAGCCACTTGACCAAGACGCAGTGGACTTTCACCCTAACGCTCGATGGGGAGTCTGTGACCGACGTCATGGCCAAGGCCGACCTCATCTCTGCCGCACTGCATCCTTCGCGAGGAGCCCAGCCCTTTACCATTGCAGGTGCTCCAGGCTTCGTCTGGACAGGAGTGCCCCAGCAAGGGCCTACCTGGGATAGGCACAAGGTCCTGTGGTTCCAGGACAGCTTCTGCCGTATCACCGGGACTGTGACCATCACTACGCCAGACCCGTACGGCTACGCCTCGCCGGATGAGGTGTTCACCACTGACACGCCGGGCACGCTGGCAATCAACCGTCAGAAGGGCAACGTTCCGTCCTGGGCTCGCCTGGAGTTCCAGGGCGAGCTAACCCAAGGCCAAGTGCTGAACGTGGGCGAGACGGCCGTTTCTGGCCCGTTGGAGGCTGGCCAGACCATGGTGCTTGATTACGACAAGCTGGACTTCAGCATCTGGAACCGGCTTACTAGCGACTGGGTGGAAGTCCGCCGTAACCTAGTCACGGTACCCATGCTTTCGCAGTCGCTATCTGGCTGGACAGTGCGGGCGGACACGTTTGAGCACGCGCCTAGCACTGACAGCCCATTAGCCGGCAGGTCGTTCACGGCGACGGCTTCAGCGCCGGCAGGAAACACCTTGCTTATTGCAGGTAGTGGAAACAAGCAGGTAACGGAAGGCGATGTCATGTCGTCAAGGTGGCGAGTACGCAACGATGGAAGTGCCGCATTGTACCTTCGGATAGCGCTTGTCTGCCTTAACGCCAGCTTGGGTGTGATTGTCACGCTGTACACCAATGCGACTGTCCCTGTCGGGCAAACCGTAGACATGACGCACGATGGCGGTGTGATGCCGGCAGGCACCACCTGGGTGTCGGTGCGACTGGCCGTGGGCACCACGGCTATGCCGGTAGGCGCCGCATTTACCGTATTTGACGGAGTTACCTGTGAGAAGGCGGCTACAGCTGGTCCGCTATTCTACGGCGGCTACAGCGAAGACGTCCTAGATACNNGTCCTAGAGCGCGTGCCATCGTGGGTAGGCACAGAGAACAACTCGCAGTCTGTGCTCAAAGAGTACGTAGAGGCGACGAAGCTAGAGAACATCGCTCACCGCTTGACGAGCCATATACGGCTGGCCCTGCCAGTAGGCGAGAGTGAGCTAGCGGCGTCTGTGGCTGGCGATGGTACGTTCTCAGAGCTCAAAGTCTACGCTAACAGCCGGAGGGTCTGATGACTGTCTATAGCCAAGCGACCAGCAGGGGTGACTGGTCCGGCGAGTGGAGCGCCACTGTCAATACCGGCCTGCTGTTGCGCTTGAGCGACGCCACAGGCACCGACGAACCGCGCACTATACTGGACGAGTCGGGCAAGAGCCGTGACGCCCAGATTGTGAACTATGCCGGCTCAAGCGCCTACATCATCGCCACCAGGTGGGGCAACGGCCTTAGGATCAACTACGCTTCGCTCAGCGATCAAACGTATATCCACGTGCCTTACACCGCCGGCCTGTGGCCCAGCAACGGCCGGGTCACCTTCGGATGCTGGTTCAGCGGGCCACTGAGCGCCAGCTGGAACCCTGTGATGAGCACCAGGAACACGGATGGCGCGTCGCCTCTATTCCACCTGGCTATCGACAATACCGGTAGGCTGAACTACCGGCTATACAGCTCAGCCGGCGCAGAGCTGGTTAACGCCTATATCGCTTCTGGAATCACCGCCAATGAGTGGGTATGGGTTGGAGGCACACTGGACCTTACCCTGGGCACCTACGCGTTCTACGTCGTGCACAGGGACACCGGGGTGGTGCAGTCGGCCAGCGGTACCGTGAGCGGGCTCAACACCGCTTGCCAGGCCGACCTTGATGTTGGCTATGGCCCCAGCGGGTACTACTCGGCCGGCGTGTTTGACGAGGTGCTGGTAGAGCTGGGCTATTCCGGCAACATCGGCCAGTTCATGGCGCGAAGTGCCGGCGCCACGGGCGCCTTGGCGTCTGCCGGTGGGGACGTCACCACGACCATTGGTCGGCTAGCCGTGCAGGCGCAGGCCTCTGTGCCTGTCAGTGTGACCACTCGCGCAATGCCCGGCCAGTGGGGTAGCGACACGCCCCAGATACTAGTAAGTGGTAGCGGGGTCACAGTCCAGTACCAAACCAGCGATGACCTGCAGAACTGGTCTACGGCAAAGCCGGCCTCGCAGATAGGCGATGAGGCCAGTGCCGCGTGGATACGCTATGTGGTGTCCCTGGCCACTCTGCAGTCGTATGTGGACGACATCACGCTGAACACCCAGCCACCGCCTACCCCTCCTGTGCCTAGCACCCAGCCGGTCCGGCCATTCCAGCTTGACCCGCTGTTCCTGGACCTGGACAACGGCACCATGATGGTGCAGGACACCCTGCTGGCTTGCAAGACGCACGATACCAACTCCCACGAGTCCACGCTGACCTTCAGCCTGAGCATGGCAGACCCGAGGGCCGAGCTGATAGTGCCTGAGATGCCGGTGCGCTTTAGGGGCCGGCAGTACTACGCTCGCACCATTACTAGCTCGTTCGACCGTAACAGCAACTCGGCCACCATAGAGGTGTACTGTGAGCGGTCTTGGTACAACTTGCTCTACCTTGGGCAGATTGACGCCACCGCTTGGCAGACTAACGCGTCCACGGCCATGACGCAAGTACTCAACGGCACAGAGTGGTACGTAGGACAAGTTGACCCCACGGTCGTGCTGGGGTGGGAATCGCAAGAAGGCACCCCGCTCAGCCTGCTCAAGCAGATTGCCAGCGTGTACGGCGGTGACCTTGTGTTTGACGACGCCACACACTTCGTGCATCTGCTGGACCAGGGAGGTCGTGACCGAGGCACCTACTTCTCGTACGGCAAGGGCATCAAGTCAGCCAAGAAGCAGGTGGACACCAGTNNCCCGCCTGTACGGGCGTAACGCCGACGGGCTGACCATCGCGCCGCCCAACGGCGGGGTTGACTGCATCGAAGACTACACCTGGACGGACGAGCTCCGAGTCAGCGTGTACGACTTCCAATCCGGCATGACACCACAGGCCATGCTCAACTACCTCATCCCGTTCCTGGCCAGCAGGTCTGTGCCCAGCGTCACCTACGAGTTTGAGGTGGGTGGGCTAGCCGACCGCCACCACGAGGTGGAGCGCTTTGACGTGCTGGACATCATCTATGTGATTGACGACGAGCTCAACCAGATAGTGCGCAGTCGCATCATCGGCATGGACGTAGACTGGCTGGACCTCCGAAACACCACGATCACCCTGGGCACCAAGCTGAAGAGCTTGGCGGATAGCACCGCCAGTACCGACCCGGGGGAGCTCAATACGGGCACTGGAGTAGACACCCGCGACATCAACCCCTTCAACCTCTTGCTCAACAGCCGAGGCGACAACGGCATGGCGCACTGGGCCGGGCAGAACGTCCAAGTGGTGGAAGGTGGCGCCACCGGCAGGTACAGCTTCCAGTTCNNCCCGCAGGGTGGCCAGCTACAGCAGACTGTGGCCAGCGACAACCGCGATCACTACATCTTTTCTGCGGCGGTTGACGCCGGCACAGACGCTGCCATACAGGTACAGGTGACCTTTCAGTATACGGATGGCACCGTTGAGACTCAGACATTGGACCTATAATGGCCGGCACAGTAAGGAGGGTAGCCATACAGAACCCGAACAGCCACCTTCAGCTGAACACAGTGCAGGTGACCATTGTCACTGCGGCCGGTGGCGTAGAGGTAACCGACTTGATCCTGCAAGCCGGCACTGTCGGCACTGGCTGGGTGCCCAACGTTACCGAGATGCCATGGATTGCTACCGTCACTAACGGGAGCGGGTCATGAGTTTCGTACGAGTGTTCGGCACTGTGACACCCAGCAAGCCAGTAGCCGGGGTGGACGTGACTGTGGTGTCCACCGGGCCTAGCAATGTGTCCGACCTTCAGCTGGTGCCCGGTACTAGCCTGTTCGCTTGGTCACCACAGGTAGGCGACCTTGGACTTGTCGGTGACGAGACCTGGCACTTCGTAAACGGCATGGTTACTAGCGAGTACGACACCGTGCTGGTCTGTGATGAAGACGCACCTTCCCCGTACTATGCGAAGCTATGGCCAGTCACCCAGCAACAAACCGTGTCCTGGGGCATGATGGAGTTTGGCGAGCTTGACGGCACCATCAGGTATGACGGCTTCCAGCACACCGTCAACAGGGGAGCCGGCATATCGCCTCATTGCACGCCCAGGGCGGACCAGTCACTTGACATTCGCACCAACGGGTACAGCCTGCTCCTGCTGGGCATCAAGGGCATCCATCCTGCACCGCCACCCTTCGAGCTCGTGGATAGCTTAGGCAGTGTCAATGAGTCGCATATCGGTAACTGGGCTGAGGTGTGGGCCTGGCATGAGTCCTGGGATGACGTGCTGGCCCACCATGAGGATTGGAGTTAGACATGGCTACACCGATTACGGGTATCGTTCAGCCGGAGTATGGACCGGACACCTTCACGGACTTGGCTACCATGGCCACAGAGCTGGAGGCACTAGGCATACCGCGGTTCGACACCGCCACCGACCGCGACTCTGCTATCCCTAGCCCTGTGCAAGGGCAGTGCTGTGCGGTGGCCGGCGCCCTGTACATCTACAATGGCGGTTGGACGTCTACTGGAAGTGGCGGCGGTGGTACCGAACTGGCCCAGACCACCGGAGCGATCACGTTCGCCAGTGGCTACAGCGTGTACTCCAGCGCGTATGTGGCGCCTACGGTGGTAAAGACGGGTAACCTGTGTACGCTGGAGTCCGGCCCCATCGCCGGCCTCTCGTCAATCGCCAGCCAGACCTACTACACCTGGGGCAATCTGCCCAGCGGGTTCTACCCGGCTAGCACTCACAGATTGGGATTGGGAGCAGCTTGGGGTGGTGGTGTGCTCACGCCACTACAGCTTCGGGTCAACACCAGCGGGGCCCTAGAGCTTGTGTCCATCGCCACCATCTCAAGCGTAACCTACATCATCATCCCCAGCGGGTTGAGCTGGAGGTCTGCGTAATGGCAGAGCGCAAAGTCGCCGCATGGCTGACTAGCCTAGGAAACCGCGAGCGTCAAACCCTGATGCTGTACGGTGATCGGCTAACCGACATCATGCTGGTGGCCTACTCGCTGGACGGCACTGGCCTGCACGCCACTGGTGTGGTGCCGCAGATTGCCGCTCTGCGCGCCAAGTGGCCCCATATACGATGGTGGCTGACCATCCAAGCCTTCGACAGCGCCAGCTTCAAGCAAATGGACGGCAGTAGCACCCTGTACCAGACGGTGGCCGGCCAGCTCACCGCGGCAATCCAAGCTTACCCTTGGGTGTACGGCATCGACATTGACGCCGAGGGCTTCCAGTCCAACATCACCAGCGCGCAGGCTATGCTGGGCTACCAGTCATTGGGCGATATAGCTAAAGGGGCCGGTCTCAAGGTGAGCGCGGCACTACCCAGCGCCACGGCCGGCAACTCTAGTGTCGGCGGTGAGACATGGCTGGACTACGCCACGTTCGGCGCGTACTTCGACCAGGTGGCGATCATGACCTACGACTTCGCCTGGTCCGGCTCGGCGCCCGGCCCCAACAGCCCGTTCTCGTGGGTGAAGAACGTCTACGACTGGGCCACTAGTGTGATTCCGCCTAAGAAGATCCTGAGAGGGGTTGCGGCGTACTGCCACCGCTGGCACATAGAGTCGGCTGTAGCCGACTTCCCACCTGACTTGAACGGCACCTGGCCATACCGGGGTAACGCCGGCACCTACTACATGGCATGGTACAAGATTATAGGCGAGTGGGAGCCATGGGGGGACCAGTACAACCCGACACCGCGTGGGCAGATACGCGCGCACTGGCTGGCGTACCGCGACCAGGAAACGGGCTCCCCATGGGCTGTGACAGGGTGCTACTGGTGGGCCACTATCGCCAACAACACTGGCATAAGTGGAGTGGCGACGGGCATCTGGAACAGAAAGATGTACGCCACTCGCTATGGCATCGCCAGTAACCAGTCCAACCCCGGGCAGATGGCCGACCTGTCCATGACCGGGCAATACGTCCAGCACAAGGTGATACCACAAGCGGTGGTGGACGTCAACGGGCAATGGGCAGGGCTTAACGTCTTCAATCTCACGGTAGAGCTACTCCAGCGTGTGCCTCAGTCGGCCACCATCATGGACGACGACTGCGCGAACACCGGCGCGCTGGGCATCTACTACACACAGGCACAGGGCACCTGGAACCACTGGAGACAGGGTGACGCAGTGGCCAACCCGCGCGTCTACGGGCAGTACAGGACCACCGGGCCGGCTCAGCTCAACCTTACTTCGCTGAACGCGGGTGGCGACTACCACGTGCAGGCAAGGCTTCAGTTCAGCACCGCCGGCACCGCCGGCGTCACCTGTGGAAGCTTCAGAGCGGTGGTGAGCAATACCGGCACGCTCCAGCTACGGCGGGGAAGTACGGTGCTGGCTAGCACTACTGTGAGCGCCGTTGGCATATCGACTACCCCGGCAAGTGGCCGGTGTGTAATAGGCCTGCGCGTCAGAGGCAACCGCGCGCGCGTCTACTACGGCACAGATGAGCAGACTGTACCGCTCAAGCTGGACTATACCGACTCCAGTTACTCCGCCGGCCCGGTCGGTGCGTATGCACTATCGGGCACAATCTGGTACGACCACGTACGCTGGGGTGACGCCTGGTGGTACAACCCGCGCGAAGCTGTAGCCGTGCAGATTGGCCAGTGGGTGTTCAAGGACGTGGGGCGCATCCCCCGCACAGGGGTGCGGNNTGGGATACTGCGCATAACAGGTTCCGTGTGGTTAATGACGTAGAGGAGTCGGCTACTCGCACACAGAGCATATCGCTGGACTGGAACTTCGGCCATCTGAAGAACATCGGCCTGCTGGCGGACGGTGAGCACGACGTCAGGATTCTGCCCCAGGATACCGACGTGTGGCTGGGGAACGCATACCTGTGTGACCCGCTGGGGTCGGAGATTATCCACTACAGCGACGCTGACTACATAGCGCGGTGCGCCGATGAGGCCGACCAGCTATGGGGGCTTGGCGGAATAGCTATGTGGCAACTCGGCCAAGAAGACGCAAGGGTTTGGGAGAGGCTGAAAGGGGCTCTCCTGAAAGAAAAGATTCCTATCATCCAATAAGGAGGAAGAAATGGCAGTATATGCAACGACAGCGAGGGGCTTCATTGGGTACTCACCATATAAGCTCCCGGCTGCCTGTCAGGCAAAGGCCAAGACGGTCAAGACTTGGACCACCAAGGCCGGCCACGTCATCGAACAACGGGCCGTGATCTTCAACGGCGTGTACCTGTCGTGGCTGAGGCTTCAGCGGAAGAGCACGGATGACGTGTTCAACGCCGAGGTCAACGGGGGCAACCGGACCTACTGCTGTGGCAACGNNCCCGCCTATCCGCGGAGGTTGGCCCATCCTGTGCCTGGACAAGAAGGGGCAGAAGTCCTGGTCCAATGCGGTGCTGTGGCGTGCAACGTCCGGAGAGTATACGCTTGTAGGCCCGTTCCGTATCCAAGTGGCGTAATATATACGTATGAGTACGAAGATTGAGACAATGAGCGAGTTCGCTCGGCTCATTGCGAAGACCACAGGGTAATACCAGGGCCAGCGCTGGACGTTCTACAACCGGTCGACCAAGACGTTCATCCCGAACAAGGAGGCGGATTGCTCCAGTGCTTGTGCGGCCATTGCGCACTA